ATGGAATTGAACCAGGTAACTAACTTATCAGATTAGACAGCAACCATGCTGTTTTAAATACCAATTTTTAAGATGCTAATTAAGCATCTCGGGGGGGGAGCGTTTCCGAAAATTACGGGATTTCACACGGTTTAAACGTGAAATTCTTATGATTTCCTTTCCGTATATCGGAAACGGTTGTATGTTAAATTAAATTAAGTTAACCATTTAACATGTAGTTAAATGGTAATAGCATTGTATCAAAATTGGGGATGTCAGGGTTTTTCCTAATTCTTCCCGCGATATGAGCGTCGACCGGTTGACCATTAAAAGCGGGCAACCGTTTGGGAAGTTTAAATATAGGAAATAATGCTAATAGTTAATTGTTGTTATAAAAGTTACATGTTAAATTAAATTTTATTTATCAAAAAAGCGAAAAATCAAGAGTCATACCACGGGTGACCATAGGAGTAATATCGGAAATTACTGTACTATAATCATAATTGAAAATTAGTTCCAAAATCGGTAATTTAACAACCGTTCCGAACCGTATATCAACTATTTCCTGGCATAACTGAAGCCATTCATACTCTTCGCCACCATATCTATCCTGCAGATCGAGAAGGCTTACTTCCTCCCTAAGAGGTGGAAGCCCGGCCCTTTCCCGAATTGCGTTGATGATGATATGCCCGGGTTCGTTAGAACACTGGTCGGCGCATTGTTTGATGAGAATATCAACAAGCTGGTGGTGTGATCGTTTCTTAAACTCAGTTGTGGAAAGGCCGAAAGAATCAGCCCTTGGAGTGCCATCAACAGTACCAAGACTACGGAAAATGCAACCTAACACTTTCCATGATCTGGTTCCATTATACGCTCGTTTCAAAAAGGTAACCTTATTGAAGGTTTCTCTTTCATCTACAGTGACAACCCACCCATATCTGTTCGCTCCCCGTTCCAAATTCGATTTCAAGTTCAACTGGACCCCAGATTCACACAATTGTTCATAAATCCCCATAGCTACTCCATTAGAAGCTAGGTTATTCAATATAGTTGTGAGTTTGGTTCCAGAATATTCCATGAAGGTTTCTGGTTGTAAGGTAACAAATTCCGATTTATTATCCGGATTAAATAATGTGGTTGGCCTAGCGCATTGGGAAAGGAGAATATCAACACCAGTTGTGCAATTAAGCGCTTCACCCATCTTACGTACGCAAGCGAAAAGAGCGAATTTATTGGAAGAATCACATGAAGATATATCAGTTTCAAAAATGAAAATAACACCTTCAAGGTTAATAACAAAAAATCCGTCATCGGAGTAGTAAAAATAAAAAGCGCAATTGGTTGGGCAACTAGCTGCTCGTGCGAACATCTTATCAGATGCAGATGGTTCTTGGCAATCTGAAAAAGATGTTGTAAACTGGAGTGTTCTGATATCGCGTAGCCTTTCTTTCTGGATTAAGACTTGTGATTTATCAATAAAAATTCTTGTGTGTTTATAAAGTTCGTCTAATCGCACATCGGTACGAAAGACTGCCTTGAGAATGGGACCACACACGACGTCAGCAAGGGTTGCCGCGCCGATAGTTGCATAAAGCCTACCAACTTTACCAACTTTCCCAAGCTCATTCTTAAACTTGCTAACAAACTCCTCTTTGTTAGAAAGAATTTTCCTAAGATCGGAAGGATTGTTGAAAAAATTCATATATACCGACCGTTTGGGATGGGGCAACTGCACAAAGTGTTTGAGGATATCAAACCTATCATACAAGTACCACAGCGGTGTGTATATATAATCAATCAAGGTCCTTGCGACCCCTTCAAAAAGAGAACAAAAATAAAGCCATATCAAGTACAGCGCGCTAAAATCTAGCAACTTCTCGAGCAACCTGTAATAGTTGCCAGTTCCATCGCCAAGAATATATGTATTTTTGTAGTCGCGATTGTCATAATTTAGATAGGTGCCACGAGTAACGAGTCTCTTACCATCCCCAAAAGCATTATCCACGGTAGCATCACACAACATTGCGGTTGCAACGATTGTGTTGATTGGCATCCCGGTAAGAAGCTGTATTTGGTTCTGGGCCAACTGAACCTCGTTGGCAGCTCGTTGTTTAAAATATCGGGAAAGGGCAGCCTCAGTGTTGGCCGCGCAGTTACCGTAAGTTACGAATCCTACGTGTGGGCGAAATCTAAAGAATTGGTGCCGATCTTTACCGGTCGCAACTAACTCTTTGTGAGTTGTAAAGGTTGGCTTGATCGAGAAGCTCATGTCAAGGTTAACCTTCATATTAAAACCTTTACTGAAAAGAATCTTAAAAGATCCATTGTAAAAGTAATCTGGGGTAACCGACAACTCGCTTGGTACTTGCTCGATCATACCGGTGCAGTAACTAACTGTGTTATTCCTTGCTAATTGTATGCAGTCACTGACAGGATTCTGAAGAGAATTCCTATATGCATAATGACTGATGAAACCTTCCAACAGCCAAGCAGGGAAATCTTTAAAGTGTGTGCGTATTGCGCTTCGCAACGCCGTATAATTACGGGGTTGGTCAGGCATGTTACCGACGAGTGTCATGAGGTGATTGTATATGGTGCGATTCACCAAACAAGTCACGGTCTCAAAATGGCATCCGAATTGTACGCAAGCAGGCACATTCACGATTTCAGTTTGTTCGTGCGAACCTTCAACAAAGTAAAGCATATCCCCTGATAAGAAATAAAGAACTTTACCTTGTACCCGGAACCCACTCACAGGGCTCAACCAAAAAACGTCAGGGGTGACATCTTCTGGAATGGGATTTTGTCTTTCCAACCCATCCAATAAAGGATTAGGTGGAGCATCAGGAATTGGCGTAACCTGGCTCTGCAGTCTCAACGACTCTAGTTGAGTAGCAGGATAAAGCGGAGTGTTGATCAGCGAAACATCGGCACGACTCAAAGTTTCACTGCTGGAATCTTCCTGAATTCCAGATCCATTAAGGATTCTAACGGGGGCAGTTTGAGCTAACCCCACTCTCTCAGTTGCCAAAGAGCGATTCTTTTTCTTCTCACGGCGGGAAGATCCAGATTTCTGTGACTGACCCGAGTCACAACTGAGAGTGCTACTGTCAAATGATTTAACACTTACGGAGTCGACGTCATCCGAACCTGTCACCTCACCGTTCGAACCATTAAGCTGTGACTTAACGGCAAATCTAGTGAGATAAACAAGTGCGGAGAGCAACGCGTAAAGCAGTAGGCTTTGCGAGCATGGAGCCTTCCTTGAGAAATCATACATCTTCATGGGAATTCTAAGCATGATTAGCCAGAAAATCCCACTCAGAGTGTCGATAATACACAAGAGAAGGGTGCAGAGGGTATTCGCTAAAGTGAACAGTAAATAATAAACAAGGCAGCAACACTTGTTCAAAATACTATACACCAAAGCGATATACCACATCACTGCTCTATGTAATAAAACACAGATACAGCAGCATAGATAGAAGGAGATAAGAGTTAGGGTAGAAATTAACAGATAAAATAATAAAGTTTCTTTTTGTCGTGCAGAATACGGTACTGGGTTGGTCATTTTATTGTAGGGGTTGTCACATTTGTTAAGGAGGAGCAGACGGCACCTATTTTGGGTTTTTAACGCACTTTTTGAAAAAGTGCTTTGGGAGCCACACCACAACTCAACTGGTATCGGTTCTTCCGTATCCAATTGAATCACGTAGATTACGCGGTTACATATCTGAGGTTATTAATACCTCTGAAGAGTAAACAGATGAAAAATGAGGCAGTAGTTGCTGCTACTCCTCATATCACTGAAGTTATAAATAGGCCGCCAACAACAAATCCTGATAAAAAATGTTGCTGGTTTCTGAATATAATAGTTAATTTAGGACTGATAAGAATTAAATAAATAGTAAATAAAAAGGCAAAATTATAGGCAAGAAGGGAAACTTAAGCGAGCATCGCGAATTGGGCAGCCGATTTGATTAAGGAAAAACCAGCCTTGATGTCCGATTTGTGTTTATCTAGAAAATTAGCTCCTTTGGAGATCCATTTAACAACATTGTTCTCGTTGGAAGCAACTACCATAGATGACTCAACAGCAGCCATTGGCCCAGTGTTGGTTTTCATAGGTGAGGATGGAACTGGAACAGAAGTAGTACTTGATGATAAGGCTGGAGATCCTTCAAGATGGTAGATGGTTTCAAACTGGAAGGCGTTCGAAATACCGCCGGGTAGTGGAAGTCCTTCATAATAGATGACTATAGCACAACCTCCTACACATCGAGTGTCATCCTTGTAGCCTGTACCTACAACAGTATTTGTGGCCGTTGCAACCTGAACTTCATCCCCAATGGAGAAGCCAGGTGCGGAACCTTGAAAAACTGTGTTCTTCATCGACCAGAAAACTGAGTTAGTATACATACCGGAAAGTTGTAAATCGCCATGCAACAGATCGCCAACAGTCAGTTCAGAAGCTGTAGGTAAATCGAGTATGGCGGAAGAGTTCAAAACGGCTGAATTAACACCTGTAGCATCCAATAAAGGAGAAACTGAAGAGTTCAGGAGAGTAACATAACTAGGAATGGTATCTCCAAGGGGAACATATGCATACATAAGGCGCCCGGTGGCTGTCAACTCAGGCTGAAGATTTGAAACCTTAACGCCCCATGAAACAACGCGGTAAGCTGAGAAAAGGTTTGCCATCGCGTATGGAGTGGTTGCGCCATAAATTGGTGATGCAGCGCTTGTACCGCTAGTGCTGTAAGGCGTCATAGAAGTAGATTGAACAGAATACCCTAAAGAAGTAGTGAAGCCGGTATGAGTCAAGTCAACCATAGATAAAATTGGATTGGGAAAAAACATCATGCCGCCAGATGTGATAAGCGAATTCGGAGGTGGACCAACAACAGTTGTTTGATGAAGGTGATATTGAACAGTTGGAAAAGGAAAAGGATCAGGAACAGTGCAGCCTATCGAAATAGGGTCGAAAGGATTCATTAAGGCGTTGAGAAACGGAGTTTTCAAGGCTTTATCACGTATTTGTGGCGGATTACGCTTAATGATTTTCTTAACAGATTTCTGATTATTAGGAACTTGTTTCTTTTTCAACTGATTAAAGTGTGTTTGTTGTTTTGATTGTTTTGATGAAAGGGCAGGTAACGTATTAGCGCAGGTCCAGTGCACGTTAAGGCAACTGGGCGTGGAGAGAAGCACTACGTCGTAATGTGCTCTTTTATAAGGAGTC